TCATCGCCGGGAGCCTCCCCACGCCCTCTATCTTCGACACCAAGGAAAGTATCCGGGAGAAGTACAACCTGACCGCACAGCGTCCCCTACGGCCCAATACGATGGCCCGTGTAGCCCGCGGCGTGGATAAGTTCGTCATCAAGACCGCCTCCCCCTTCCTGGTGGTGGTCAATCACTCGGGGGAGTTCCGGGGGCAGGACCCCGGGGAGCCCCTTCAGACCGTGACCGCCAAGCACGGGTATGGGGTGGCTATGCCGGTTATGGTGGCGATAGGGCAGACCGGCGGCGGGAACAGATGCAGAAGCGTGGAGAGCCCGACGCATACGCAAGTGTCCAAGGCTGAGGAGTGCGTAGCCTCCCCCTTGCTGGCCCCCTGGACAGTGACCAACACCACGAACTCCACCGGGCACCCTGTCCCTGAGCCCGTGGACACCGCCCGGACCGGGGGCGGCGGGGGCCAGATGTTCCTATCCGCAAGCCTGGTGCAGTACCACACGGAGCAGGGGGAGCGAGTGAGGGGACAGGGGCTTGACACCCCTCTCCTGACCGTGGACGCCTCCAACCGCTACGGCCTGTCTGCTGTCTGCCTGGAGAAATACTACGGCACGGCCACCGGCCAGGGTGCCGGGGAGCCCCTGCACACCATCACGGCAAAGGACCGCGAGGGGGTGGTGGCTGCTAGCCTCTCCAAGTTCTACGGTGGCGTGGTGGGGGCAGAGATGTCCCAACCACTCCCCACTGTGACCTCCATCGACCATAATGCCGTCCAGATGGCCCACATGGTCAAGCTGAAGGGCACGAACCTGGGCGGCCCTGTATCTGAGCCGGTGCAGACCATCACTGCCGGGGGTGGGCATTTCGGCGTGGTTTCTACGGTGGTGGCCCCTGTATCCCCTGGGGCCGACCTGAAGAACTGGCCCAAAATCCGGGAGCTGCTGAATACATATTGCGGATATGACCTGAAGGAGAACGAGGTCATCCTGTTTCAGATCGCCGGCAGCTTGTATTACCTGGCTGACATTGGCCTCCGTATGCTGACCCCCAGGGAGCTCTACCGGGCAAACGGTTTCCCTGATGACTACATCATCGACCGGGACTATACCGGGAAGGAGTACGGGAAGGCCAAGCAGGTGGCGAGGTGCGGGAACGCCGTGCCCCCTCCCTTTGCCACGGCCCTGGTCAGGGCCAATCTCCCTGAATGGTGCGGTCAGACCATCACGACGATGGCAGAACTTGAAAAGGCGGTGGCGGTATGAAAGACCTATGGAGATTTTACGATGGACAGGTCAGCGGCGTGGTTATCGCTTTGACCGAGGAGGAGGCCAAGGAGAGGGCCGGCACCTATCTGCGGACCCACTTCACCGATGTTGACCTGGGCGGAGAGCTGAAGGTCTGGCCCTTCGTGATGGATGACGATTACGACATGGACGCTCCCTGGGCCCTGGCCGTGTCCTACTGAAGGGAGGGCCCCGCATGGCAAAGCAAAGCGGATACCTGAAGCGCCGAAAGGCCAGGGACGGTGTTATGGAGCAGGCCTACAAGCAGACCTATCAGCAGTACATGACGGATATGTTCATAATCGCCTTGAATGACCCCGCCGTGATGGGGAAAGACGTGCTGGGGTACAAACGCCTCATGCGGGTGCTGCTGGCGGTAGAGGCCAACTACGACCGCTTCTTTGACGCCCTGACCAAGAACGCCGAGGCCGACTACGCCAGGGTGAAGATGGACGCCATCATGCAGAATATCTGCCCGCCGGAGAAGTTTATCCCCTTCGAGAAGCGGTATGAATGGCTGCCGGAGATAACCTACGAGCCAAGGAAGTGAGCGCATGACCAAGACAGAGAAAGCCCTTCTCCTCCGCCGCCAGAACCAGCTCAACCGGCACCGGGGAGCCCAGTTTGAGGACCTGATAAGGGCGGCCTGTGACTACTACCGGGGCCGGGGCGTGGCCGATATTGAAAAGACCCCGGAGGAGATGAAGCCCATCAAGAATATGGGGAAAGGGCACTTTGTCGCGGTCTATGTAAAGAAGGCCCAGGCGGACTTCAAGGGCTTCCTCCGGGGCGGCCTGGCCGTCAATTTCGAGGCCAAGCACACCGACACCCCCAGGATGGAGCAGGACCGGGTGACCCCTGAACAGGCTGACCGCCTGGAGAGGGCCTTCAGGTATGGAGCCGCCGCCTTCGTGGTCTGCTCCTTCTCTGGGCGGGACTTCTTCCGGGTCCCCTGGGAAGTCTGGCGAAGCATGAAAGCCCGGTATGGGCACAAATACATAACCATCCAGGAGGCAGAACCCTTTCGGATCACCTTCGGGGGGCCCGGGGTCCTGCTGTTTCTGGAAGGACTGGAGGAAAAGAAAAATGGAGTTCAGAAAGAAGAAGCCGGAGAAGATGAGCGACGGGGAGCTGCTTCAGGAGCTCGACAGGATGATTGCCTCGGCTGAGGCCCAGGCCCACCCCAACCCTGCCGCCTCTGCCATCCTGGAGAGCCTGCACCCTGCCATGAAAGCGGCCATGCCTGAGACCGTGAAGAAGGCCAAGCAGAACCTTCGAGCCCTGAAGCAGGCCAAGGAGCGGTTGATGGACCTCATGGTGGAGGTGGCGAAGAAGTGAGCGCACGTCGGGAAAAGCGCCTCCGGGCCCTGGAGCGCCGGGTGTCGGAACTGGAGGGCATTGCCTATATGGGGCTCGTTCCAGCGCGCCCCCTGGAGGAAAGAGAGCGGGCCGAGGTCATGAACGCTCTGTGGGCACGTCTCCCGGAGCCTGGCCCTGCCCCTGCCTTTAGTGTGGAGACCGCCCACCGGGGCCTCTGGCAACGGCTGGTGGATATTTTCAGAAAGGACGATTGACCATGAAACAGTACATCGGAACCAAGCTCATTGAGGCTGAGCCCGCATACCGTGTGCGGAACCCTGGGGGCGACTACCAAATCACCACTGATGCGCGGGAGGCCTTCACCAATTTTGCTGAGGTGGAGGACGGGTACAGGGTCCGCTACCCTGACGGATACGAGAGCTGGAGCCCCCTGGAGGCCTTCCAGGAGGCGTACCGCCCCACTGAGCACATGAACTTCGGCCTTGCAATCGAGGCTGCCCGGAAGGGCAAACGCATTGCCCGCAAGGGGTGGAACGGAAAGGGCCAGTATGTGGAGCTGGCGTCCGCAATCTCCTATACCTCCCCCGGCGGGGAAACCGTCAATGCCAACCATGAGGCTATCGGGAACCACGCTTTTGCCTTTGTCGGGACCTCTGGCGTCCAGATGGGGTGGCTGGCCTCCCAAGCTGATATGCTGGCGGATGACTGGACCATCGTAGAATGAGCTGCCAAAACTGCCTCTGTCTCACCTGTGCCAATAATGGGGAGAGCCTGAACACCAGGCCCGGCGAGGCCTCTTTCCCTTGCTATTACTGCGACGCTTGTATCATGTTCATAGGGTCTATTCCCGGAGCTGTCCATACGAAGCGCCTGAACTGTGAGCACTACAAGATGTCTGAGCACTCGAAGGAGGCCAAGGACAAAGCTGATGACCGTAAGGCCAGGAAGTTCCGGGCCTCCTTCAGGGTCATCATGGGTGGAGCTGGAAAGGCCCCGGAGGAATAAAAAAGCCGCCCCCTCCGAGGAGGGAACGACCTGTGGCAAGGAAACTATACCACGAAGGGGGCACATAGTCAATGGGGAGCCGAAAGACCGTTGAACAGAATAGCGTGGAGGAAATCATCCGGCGGGCCGTTGAAGCTGGCCGCCAGTCTGCTGAGAGGTCCGCAAAGGACGCCTTCAAAGCCACCGAGCGCCGTCTGTACGGCCTCCCCACGCTGGAGCTGAAATACAGGGATGACCTGGAGAAACTGGCCGAGCTGAAGGCCTACGGGCCCAGGGAGCGCGATAAGAGCATTACCCGCTTCTTCAAGACGGGGGTGCGCCTGACCAAGGAGGAGATATTCGAGGCCCAGGTCATTGACCTGGAAGCCAAGATTGCCTCCGATAAGTATGAAATCGACGCACTCCACGGGGCCCTGCGGACCGTCCAGGAGGATGAGTATTACCCCGTTATCCCTGGCCGCTATTTCAAAAATCTGCCCGACGATGCCGTGGCCGATGGGCTGCACTGTGATACCTCCACCGTGTGGCGGAACCGCAAGCGGCTGGTGCAGCGTATGGCTGTTTGGCTTTACGGGGCTGAGGCTGTTCGATAGGCCTCCTCGGTGCCCCTTCCGTGCAATTTATCGGTGCAAAAAAGATGCAATAGACTGGTGCAATTTACTGTGATATAATCTCAGACAATAGAGA